AAATCAATATTATGCGCTTAATGTCTGGAAGCGGAAATAGTGAATATTATAAAATTAAGTCATGGGTAGACTCGTTTTTGAAAATTCCGTTTAATAAATATAATAATTTGCCTATTAGTTTTGCTGACGGCATTGAGCAATGTCATGAATTTATGGAAAATGCTAAGAAAATATTAGACAGCGTTACTTATGGGCTGGAAGATGCTAAAATACAAATTATGCAAATGATTGGACTATGGTTGGTAAATCCAAATGCTATTGGTTGTGCTATTGCTATTAAAGGTCCCCCCGGAACTGGTAAAACTACGCTAATTAAAGACGGTATTAGCAAAATTTTAAACAGGCCTTTTGCTCTTATTGCGCTGGGTGGGTGTGGTGACTCGGGTTTTATAGATGGTTTTGACTATACATATGAAGGCAGTAAGCATGGAAAAATTATTGACATATTAATTCAATGTGGTTGTATGAATCCGGTTATTTTATTTGATGAATTAGATAAGTTGAGTGATTCATTTAAAGGGCAAGAAATTACAGGTGTATTAACACATTTAACAGACACTACACAAAACTGCAAATTTAGTGACAAATATTTTTCGGAAATGAGTATTGATGTGTCTAAAGCATTATTTATTTTTAGCTATAACGATGAGAGTGCTGTTAATCCTATTTTAAAAGATAGGATGTATAAAATCGAAACAAAGGGTTACAAAACTAAAGATAAATTAGTTATTGCAAAAGATTATTTGTTGCCAAAAATTAGAGAGGAAATCAAATTTACAAGCGATGCTATTATCTTTAATGATGAATTATTAGAATATATTATTACTGATTTTACAGAAAAGGAAGATGGAGTGCGCAATCTAAAGCGTTGCTTAGAAATTATTTATAAAAAGTTAAATTTATATAGATTAATGAAGCCTAATGTAAATTTATTTGAAAATAGTGAAGGTTTTAAGCTTAAGAGCAAGATCACCTTTCCATGTATTTTAACAAGACAGCTCATTGATGATTTAATTAATAAAGCATCAACAAAAGATATTCCATATGGAATGTATACTTAAGTTAGTTAGTTTGTATGTTACTATATTAGTTTGTTTGTTTAAAAATAATTTGATTATTAGTTTTTGCTTTTTTATTTAAATCGTTTTTATATATATTTATTATCAGGAATGTTTAAATAAATATATATAATATAATGGCTTTACCGCAGTTTGAAATCATAAAATTAAAACAGTTAAATAAATATAAAAACTATGATAAATATGATGATTATTTAAAAGCGCAGCATCCTCGCTTTTATGCTGGATTAGTTAATCCTCAAATAACTGAAATTGCTGATATTGCTATTGAAGAGCGAATGAAAGATGCTATTCGTTTTTTTGCATCAAAAGGAGTAGGTGAATTGACTCAAATTCGTGACAATTTTGATGAAGATGCTGAAATAATAAATGGAATACAAAAATTTGTTGGCGATGATTATGCTGCTATGAACCAGGGAGTACGGGATATGTTAGGTAATAGTGAGCTAGTATTTAATGCTATTAAAGAATATTATGAAACTGAAATGATGAGAGCTATTAATATTACTGACAGTTATATTTATAATTTATTGAGTGCATTTACAAAAACCACGCCCTCTCAAGATAAATTCTATGTTTTTAGATGTTTTCAACAATTACCACAATATCCGGATGCTGTTCCATTACTAGATGATAATGGTGTTATGAAGCAACATATTTATTTAAATCAATTTACATCAACCTCTATATTATTACGAGTATGTGATTTTTGGTGCACGCCTCCTCCTATAAATAATGCAAATCCAACAAATCCCTTTGACCCAGCTAATGGAGATAATACTATAATTTGTATAGAAATACCTATAGGCACACATGGAATTTCTATAATTAATTATGCTGGAATTCTTTACGGACAACTAACAACTATATATTCTGAATTTGAATATTTACTTCCACCGGGCGGAACTTTAGAACTTACTCGCGAAACATATGACTATACAAGTATTACTAGAGCACAATTACACGAAATAACTAGATTGGACCCATTAAATGCGCCAATTCAAAATTTGCCTGTAAGATTCAACATACCTATTTATAAATATACTTCGTTTGTTCCGGATAACCGCTCATTTAAAAAATTAGCAAAAGATGTATACATTTATAAATTACCTGCTCTTAGAAGTATACTAGTAAGAAATATGATATATCTGAGAGATAGAGCAAGTGACCTTTCATCTAGAATAATATCAAGCGTGAGGAGGAGAAGACCTGGGTATGCGCGATTAGATGAAGCTGAAGGCAGAAGACTAAGAAAACTAAGAAAAAGAACTAGAAAACAAGTTAGAAACTATAGTAGAAAACAAGTTAGAAACTATAGTAGAAAACAAGTTAGAAAACAAACTAGAAAATAAGTTAAAATTTATATTATTATTAAAAATTGAAGTAAATAATTATTCAAGAATCTATATTATAGAAACAATGGATATAACCAATTTATCCAAGTCAGAACTTTTAGCAAAGTGTGAAGAGTACGGGTTTAAAAAGTGTAAATCTAAAAATAAAGAAGAACTAATTAATTTAATTAATATTAAAAAACAACAATTAGAAGGTATAATTGATAAGACTGATATTTTAAACACTGATATTGCTATTGATACAAATAGCAAACCTTGTAATGATGGAATAATAATTTTAAATGCGGATTGTATGGTTGAACTCAATAAATTAGAAGATAATAGTATTGATTGTGTAATAACTGATCCACCGTATTTTATTGATAAACTTGATAATAAATGGTCTTCAAGTGAAGTAAATAATGATGTTAAAAATAGTCATATTACACATTTACCAAAGGGTATGAAATTTGATAAATCACAAGTTAAAAATTTGTATGATTTTTACTTAGAGTTATCCAAATTATTATTTAAAAAAATGAAACCAGGAGCATATTTCTTATCATTTTCATCGCCAAGACTATATCACGCAATAGCGATGAGTTGTGAAATAGCGGGTTTTGAAATTAGAGATATGATAAATTGGACTTATACACAAAGTATGCCAAAAGGTATGTCTGTGTCTCATATAATAGAAAAAATGAAGCTAACAACAGAAGAAAAAAGTAAATTGATAGATGAATACAAAGACTATAAAACACCTCAAATTAGGTCTTGTTTTGAACCTATTTGTGTTGCTATGAAGCCTCTAGGTAAATTGACATTTATTCAAAATGAATTACAATTTAAAACGGGTTTATTAGATTTTTCACAAAAAGTTGGAATAGACAATAATAGAGTTCCGGCAAATATAATTACAACCGAAGAATATAATGAGTGTTACGATAAAAATTTCTTGGTATCAAAACCTTCTAAAAGCGAAAAAGGAGACACTAATACGCATATTACAGTTAAACCGCTTGCTTTAATTGAACATTTAATAAAATTATTTAGTAAAAAAGGTTCTCTTGTTGTTGACCCATTTCTAGGAAGTGGGACAACAGCATTAGCATGTAAAAATACTGAAAGAAAATGTTTAGGAACTGAATTAAATAGTGAATATTATAAAATATGTTTATCTAGATGCTTATAATTTATTCTAAAAGCAGTCTCTCTAAAACTGCTTTATAATCAAGAAGCTGTTCTCTTGTAAATTCAATTTCTTTTTTTTCAATCATACTTTCTAATTTATTTGGCATTGGAAATTTAGTTAAGCTATCTATAAATATATAGTTATCTCTATACTTAGCTTGTATAGGTGGTTGTAACACTAAATTGCTTGCCGAGCTATTTGTTGAACCCGGATTTTTATGGCCCAATTGCCAGCTCTCATTTGGAGCATCAATGTAATCTACTTTAATAGTTGATTTTATTTTATCAATTTCACTATTTTTTTCTTCTTCCGACCCATCATACTTACAATCTTTTCTCATTTTATGTTTATTTGACAAACAATATGGATAAACAATATAATATTTTCCTTTTTCTTTACCGCTACTGGTTTGAATACCCATTTGACTATGTTTATTCCACAACTGAATGATGTCTTGTGAACGTTTGCCACGTTTTGTATTAATATTAAATTTTTTAACATAAGCATCACACGACTCTCTGGTCCAATAATAACCAGGATAACTTAACATTACCGATAACGATATACCTGTTCCTGAACTAATATTAGGTAGTTTTAGTCCATTACTTAGACAAAATTCTTTGAATTCTTCTGGATATTTACTAGGTAATTCGGTTATAGTATCAATGTTGATTAATTCGTAGGTGCAAGTATTTTTATTAGATTTTGGCATAGCAATAATTAATTAAATATATTGCTAATTAAGTTAACAATATATCAATATATTAGCAATCAATTTTTTTTCATAATATACAAATTAGCTATCTTTAATTATATAATAGAAACATCAATAACAGACAAACTATTAACTATAAATTTAGTAAGCCGTTATGCTTTAGATACATCAAATAACTGAATGTCTACTCTTTTACATAGTCCTGCTAATACATTAGCATTAACGCATAGCGCGCAGGAAGACCGTCTATAAGTTACTTTATTCTTTATTATTTATTCTTTATTCTTCATAATTCCAAGAATAATAATATCTCTCAAGAGAGGTATTTTTAAGATTAGAATATTTAAAAACAACAGTAGCTTCGTTGCATAATATTTGTAATTCTTTTTTAAAATTCATAATATGTTCTTTATTATAGTTATTTTTCACACAATGATACGGATTTTGTATAATAATGCGTGTTATAAACTCTCGTTCTGGTGGATTTATTTCAAAAGCACCAATATAATATGGACCTTTTTTTTGATCTAATAATGGTGGATAATAGCCAATATAAAAATAACGCTTTGAAACATTTACGCAGCCAAAATCACACATTTTATACATATCTTGATACATAAATGTAGGGAAAAATTCACTAATATGAACCATTTCGTATATCCAAGTTCGCGCCCACTGTATTGCTGAAAATGCAGTTAATAATTTTAAGTGTTTGGAATTTAAATTATTAGCAAATTCCTTGCCATTATTGGTTTTAATGGTTTCATTTAAACTAGCTTTAAAATTTATAAAATCTGCTTTAATACTTTCAATACTTTCTATATTTTCTTCTTCTTCATCTTTTTCATCTTTTTCATTATACCCATTATTTTGAATAGACTGTTTTCTTAAAAATTCATAAAATGACGGAAAGTCATTATTTAATTCATTAATACTATTATTGATAGTAGTGTTGTCTGGTATATTATTTAATAATATATTACTTTTTCTACTATTATGTTTTGTATTAGCAAAATATATTTTATTTACTTGTGTTAATATAAATGCATTATTAGAAAGTACATAAAAAAATAATATTATAATATTTGAATACTTAATCATATACTATATATATATAATTTATACATTATATAGTTTTTCTATATATTAATTACAATATAAGTAATGGATGACTAATAATTATTTATTAAACTATTAAATTCAGTTTTTTTTTCACTTGTTAACGCTTGATAACCAGTAATAAATTTTTCATCATTGCGGTTAAAAGGTTTAACTGCTCCTTTAAAAGCTAATGTTGGTGAGAAAAATACATTCTTATAATCATCGTCTGCTTGTATAAATGATAAATATGATTTATTTATTCCTCTTGTGTTTAAATATTTTTGTTGATCGCCAGTTATACAAGGACACCCTTTAGATGAGCTATATTCACTATTATAAAAGCAACATTCAGGCAAAAATTTATTATCTTCAAACAATACTTTTGCTGGATCTATTTTAATATTTGTATATGATTTTAAATTTAATTCTGGATGTTTAAATACCTTTGATAATAATGCTGTATTATTATTGGGGGAGTCAAAAGTGGTCGCTACTAATGCATCATTATTAGTATAATGTTCTTTTTGTTTCGCTATTATATAGACACTATATAAATATGTTAAAAATAAGATCACTGCTTTATCAAAGAACAGAACAAATATTATTATAAATGTAAGTATTTTCGTTATTTTTATTTTCAAATGATGTTTACTAGCAAAATTAATAAAATATTTTTTATACTTCCTTAATTTTTTTTCATTACTACTTATCATTAATTATATTATATTATATTATAAATACATAATATAATATATTATGAATAATATATTATGAATAATATATTATATACTACTTTTATAAAACTTCAGCTAAAAACTCAGCAAATTTTACATAGATAAACATAGCTAACCCAAATATCACTGTAGTTACTAGAAAAGACCCCCCATATAAAACAATTAATGGAATAAGTGATGAGGCAATTATTGGTCCAACAAAAGGTATAACATCTGCAAATATTCGAACAATAATACTTATAATTAATAATATTAACGTTATTATCATAGTCATTGATATTGGTATAACAAATGCCAAAAGCCACCCCATCACAAGAACACCAAACATAAGTGTCCAA